TGCTTCTGGCTCTCACGGTTCGGGCCAATTCCGGTTTCCCTGGCATCGCCGCGTGTGAGCTGTCGGAGGGCGCGACGCTGCGTCAACAGGTCAAGCTGCAGGCCTCGCTGTATGACGACGTCGTCATCGACGTGGGCGCGAAAGATTCCGGCGCGCTGCGCGCTGCGCTGACGGTGGCCGACGTCCTGGTGATCCCGTTCGCACCTCGGACCTTCGACGTGTGGGCCTTCGAGAACATGCACAACCTGGTGACGGAAATCCAGGCTATGCGTGACTTCAAGGTGGTGGCGTTCCTCAACAAGGCCGATCCGGCCCACCAGGACGCGGACAACAAGCAAGCGATCCAGGACATTTCCGCCTATGGCTATCAGATCGCGCCGGTGGCGATCGGTGATCGCAAGGCCCTGGCCCACGCTAGTGCTCGAGGCCTGCACGTTAGCGAATTCGACGGCGCCGACGCCAAGCTGCGCGCCGAGTTCAGCGCGCTGCAGGAATTCATCACCGTGGCCGCGCTGCTGACGCCAGCAACCTAACGGCAACTTAATATTAAGTTGCGATCAAACGAATATTAGAGAGATATTAGGATGAGTGGACAAAGCAAAATCGTGGCGAAGCCGTCCCTTGCGGCCCGTCAGGCAAACGAGGCGGACCTGGACAAGTTTGTGAACGGCGCGCCGGACGTGAAGCCGCCGGCGCCGGCAGCGCCTGCAGGTGGTGCGCCTGCAGCTGCTGCACCTGCAGGCCAGGATCCGGTACCGGCGATCGCGCGCCGCGGCCGCAAGACGCCCATGTATCTGACTCTGCCCCAGTCCGTGGTGGACGATATCGACCAGGCGTGCGCGAAGCTGGGCGGGATGAGCCGGCCGAACTTCATCGCTATGCTGGTCAGCCAGTACAAGGCCGGGCAACTCGGGTAAAAAAAGTGGCCGCGCGAGGCGGCCACAAACGTGATCCACCCGCCTATGCAAGACGAGTGTTTGGGGGCCACCAGGGCGGCGCCTGGTGGTAGCGTTCGGGTGGGACAGGGGGCCGTGCAAAGCGGCCCGCGTATTATCGCCAACATTTGCATGCACGCGTCTGCGGCGGTGCAATAAATTTTCCCATCGTGTAGCCGGCGCACTACTCGGCGCCGGCGCCAGGTCATTCCTTCGCGTTCCAGCCTACCGACAGGCCGAACTTGTTCAGGCCTGCGAGCGATATCGCGGAGAGGTGACGAACCCGCTTCATCATGATTGTGCGCTCGATCTCGGTGTCGCCCTCGAGGAGCACGCCGGCCGCCTGCATTTGACGCTTGAACACGGTCGGGGTTTTGACCGGGAGGGCGTTCCACTTCTCGCGCAGGCTCGAGGAGCTGGAAAGGTGGTCCATGATGTGTTGCGGCCGCACCAGCAGTACTTCCTTGTTGTCCAGGTGGTCGAACTTGTACGGGTGCTTGAAGTTGCCGGCGTCGATTTCGGACAGGGCCGTTTCCATGATCCAGACCCATGGCGAGCGGTCGCTGCTCGTTTCCGCAATGTGGCCGTTCATTTCCGCCAGCAGGTCGGCGCCGAAGCCGCCCTCGCTGTAGTCCACGCCGGCGAACTCGGCCAGGTATCGCCAGGCCAGCAGCACGGCCGCGTAGTTGCCGGCCATGCGCTTGGCGCCGTCATCGTCGCCACCAGTCCGGCTGTGCTTGAGGCAGTAGTCGCGCAGCTCGGCGTACTTCTCGAGCACGTCCATTTTGTCGAGCTTGGTCAAGAACTGGATCCACTCGCGCACCGGGAATTGCGGCAGGTCGTCGGGCATCATCGGGCCGCGGCGGCCGGTGAGGCTGGTCCGGACGATCTTGCCCAGCAGGCTGCGCACCGGCACGTCCTCGCCGGCCAGCATCACCGGGGCGCACATCAGGTACTCGGTCATTTCGGCGCCGCGCCTGGTGGTGGTGTACTGATAGCACTCCTGCAGGATCGCCACGGCCTTGTCGATCACATCCTGGCGCCGTGCGCTCAGTTCTTCCCAGCCCACGGGGTGGCTGGTGTAGCTGATGCTGGTCAGCAGGCGGAATTCGGTCTGCAGGCTCTGGCCCGAGAACATCGTCATGGCCAGGGTGCGCTCGAGGCGCTTCACCAGGGTGGATTTACCGGCGCCCTTGTCGGCCTGCAGGGTCATGTGGGGCCAGAACCCCAGCAGGGCCTTGAGGTGGCCGCCCAGCGCCCAGGTGAGCGCGATCGCGGCCGCGTTCTGGGTGAATGTCTCCTGGTAGGCCTTGATGACCTTGCGCGCGTTCGCGCGCGGGCCGGATGGGAACGTGAGGTTGTGGTACGTGCATTGCTTTTCGGCCTCGGTGAAATAGCAGTCGGGGCCTTCGTTGACGGCCAGCTGGCCGTCGCGCCAGGCCAGGCCCACGAAGTTGGCCGCGTTGCGCGCGCCCAGGTCGGCGGTGCGCTCCAGGATATTGACCATGCGGGAGAATTCGGCCGGCTTCCAGATCGGGCCGAACTTGGTCCACTGGTTGGTGTTGTGCAGCTGGTCGTCCATCAGGACCTTGCGCGTGAGGCGCGCGCCGTGCCGCGGGGTCTGCACCGTCACGGAAAAATAAACGGTGGGGGAGTGGTCCGGGTCGCCGGTCATGGTGGCGGTGGAGCTGGCGACAGATACGCGGCTCAGGGAGGCGATCCGGAAGCCGGCCAGGTCGTGGTAGGTCGGTGTGTCCTCGCCGCTCTCGCTGTTCTTGTCCATCCTGGCAATGTAGCTGGTGAAGTCCAGGCGTGGCCGGAATCGCCAGTACTGCGCATAGTCGTGCGCCGGCAGGTAGACGCGCGGCCGGCCCTTCCTCGAGGCGTCGCCCGGCATCCCCGCGATCAACCAGGTTTCGTAGTTCTCCAGGGCCTGGCGCAGCGCGTGCGCGTCGTGCGCCTGCAGGTAGTCGTTCACGTCGTTGATCGCCTTGCCGGCTTCTTCCTTCCACTCGGCCTGGTCGACCAGGACTGCGCTGATATTGAGGGCGGTCAGGCGTTCATACAGGACCCACGCGGCCTCGGGGCCCGGGCGGCGGCCGGCGTGCGGGTGGCCGTCCGGCAGCGGCTCGTCATTGTCCATGCAGACCACTACCTGTTTACCACGTAAGAAGGACAGGTCGAGCGTTTCCGCGTTGTTGATCCCTCGGATGGCGATCGCCGCGGTGCCTGGGATGCTGCAGGTATCGACGGACAGGGCATTGATCGAGCTTTCCACGATGATGACGCGGCGCGCCGCCTGCAGCTTGCGCGGGTCGGCGGTCCAGTAGAAGCCGTCCTTCTCGCCCTGGGTCTGGGTCTTGACGTCGCCGTTGATGGCCGGGTCCAGGTAGCGCAGGTCGACGGCCACCACCTGGACGGTGCCAGGTGCGCGGACGATGAAGGCCACCGCGGCGCCGCCGTGCCCCACGGTGCCGGCCGGCTTGGTCGAGCTGGTCCACTCGTTGAATCCCAGGGTCTTGGCCCGGATCGCCGCGTCGATCGCGGCCGCGCCGATCTTGCGGCCCACCAGGTAGTCGCGGGCCTTCTCGCGCGCGGCGATGCAGCGGTCCGCGATGTAGTCGAGCATGCCCTTTTTCTCGGCCTCGGGCTTGTTGGCCTGGTCGGGCTTGTCGAATGGGATCCCGTACTCCTCATGCAAGAACTTCATTGCCTCCGATACATTGCAGCCTTGGCGATACATCACCAGGTCGATGCAGGACCCGCCTTCGCCACTGCTGTGGTCTTTCCAGCCGTCGCCGTGCTGCGGGTGGTCGATGTAGATCGACAGGGAAGGGTTCTTGTCGGGGTGGTGCGGGGAGTGGTACAGCGCATCATCGCCGCCTTTTGCCTGTTTGATGCCGAGGCGGTTCGCCAGGTCATGCAGCTGGGGGTTCACGCGCCGTTTTACTTCGTCAATGTTAGCCATTTTTCAACCTTTTATTCGGGCGTCGCCACGGTGATATGCCGCGACGATGCGCGGCCAGGGGAGCCGTGGAGAGGAGTTACAGGGCGCCGGCGTCAGCCTGGCGAATCACGCGCAGCAGCTCGGGGAGCGTGTAACACTGCTTCCCGTTCGGGCCGTTGATGAACAGGGCGTAACTCGTGGACAGGTCAAGGTTGATGTAGGACTGGCAACTGCGCGACACCAGCTCACCGAAGGCCTGGCGGGCCACGTCCCTGGCTTCGTCCAGGGTGGCCTTGGTGCGGTCGATGAGGTGGTAGGCGCACCGCGTGACCAGGCGGTCGCGGTGTGGGGTCAGGTGCTCGTCCTGGTGCTGCTGCAGGAACTCGATGGCGAGGCCATAGAGGGGGTTAGGCGACATAGGTTTATGCATAGTCTTTCTCATCACGCGGGTATTAACTCCAGCTGTTCCATCAATTTCGCCACTACGTGTGCCGAAATTGGGAGCCGGATGTCTTTTTTAGGTTTTGCCGACGGCGAAAGAGTACGAACCACCTCAAGCTGCGCAACGTAGGTATGTCCGCACTCAGGGTCTACACAAGCGTAAACTATCTCCCTCAGTGTGGCCGAAAGCGGTCGGCTAGTGCGCGCGATTGCTTTCGATTCGCAGTGTGGGCAACAGATCGTAATTCTGAGGCTCATATTTGTAGTCCCTGGCGGTCCCTAGTGAACAGGTCCAACCCTGTTTCTTTATTGCGCGACGGCAATTATTGCTTTGTCGTCATTCGTTTTCGTAGGCGTTCGGTGCGGTTCGGTAGATAATCCCCCTCGCGTACCGGCTGCCTTTCCTGCTCTCAACACCTTGCGGCGTTCACTGTATGAACCTTGATTTTACTGTATATCCGTACAGTGTTTCTCGGTAACAAAACTGAGCAGTAAGGCTGGCAAAACTTCACTTTGTAGTGCCGTCAGTTATTAAAAGTAACATTTTGTAAGCTGACGTTGCACTCAGTAAATTGTACGCTCTACTGCCATTCCGCGCAGCAACTTCGGACAACAAACTGCAAACTCAATCGCAAAAATGGAACAAAATAAGCCATCAGTAACAGCCATAATCGACAGAATGAAAACTGTGCTTGGCATCCAATTGGATAAAGAGTTAGCCGAGGTGTTGGGTGGGTCACGCGGATTTGTCAGCGTGATAAAAAATCGCGGCACGATTCCATATGACGAATGCGTAACGATCGCCGTCGATCGCAATATCAGCCTGGATTGGTTAATCCTTGGAAGGGGCGTAAAAGAGGCCGGCGTGGTTATGCCGGTGGCCGCGATCGCGCCGCACCTGGTCGAGGTGCCATTCCACGATGCCGCCGCTTTTGGGGAACTTCTCGAGGGCCAGGGCTGGTATGTGGGGCGGGCCTGGATGGACCAGCAAGGCCTTGCACCTGGTGAGACTATTGCGGTGCGTGTGGCCGGGGATTCGATGGGTGCGACGTTGCCCGAGGACCAGGTGGCCCTGGTTGATCGCCGGCAGCGGTCTGGCGATGGGGTGTACCTGGTGCGCTTCGGTGATGCGGCGCCGGTGCATTTCCGGCGCATCCAGCACATGGCGGACGGCTCGGTCCGCCTATCGTGCGACAACCCGGCCTATGCGGCCGAGGTCGTGCCGGCGGCCCAGCTGGGCCGGCTGCACCTTATTGGCTACTGCCACTCGGTGGTGCGGGCTGTCCGGTAGGCTGGCCCTTCTTCGTGCCCAGGGCGTTGTAGATCGTGGCCCGGCTCACCTGGTAGCGTTTCGCTATGTCGCCCACGGTGATCTGCGGATCACGTAGCAGCGCCTCAATTTCCCTCACTGCCTGCTCGTTCAGTTTCGGCGGTCGCCCACCAGTGCGGCCGCGCGCTCGAGCTGCCTTCAATCCCTCCATCGTGTTTTCGTGGATCACGTCGCGCATGTACTGCGCCATGGACGCGAACACGCCCAGGAACAGCCGGCCCTGCGCCGACGTCGTATCAATCTGTTCCGTCAGGCTCCTGAACCCGATTCCCTTCTCTCCCAGCTCGTTGATGATCTGCACCAGGTCGACCAGGGATCGCGCCAGGCGGTCCAGGCGCCAGACCACCAGGGTGTCGCCGGCGCGCAGCGCGCGCAGCACGCCGGCCAGCTCGGGGCGGTTGTCCTTCGCGCGGCCGCTGGCCTTGTCCTCGTAAATTTCGCCGCATCCGGCCCGCTGCAGGGCGTCGCGCTGCAGGTCCAGGTTCTGGTCGACGGTGGACACGCGCGCGTAGCCGATTAGCATCCCGCCGGTGATGAGGTCCAGGTTGTTGGTGGCGGTGGGGTGTCGCATCACTCGCCCCCTTTCTCGGCCATGATCCAAGCGGCCGGCCGATCCTGGCGCGCAGCCTGCGCGGCCACCGCGGTGGGGCCGCGGCGCGCCTGGTACATCATCGCTTCCTTGAACTGCGCTTCGGTGAAGCCGGCGCGCACCGCGCGGTCGACCAGTTCGCGCCGCACCTGGTGCGCATGCCGGTTGATCGCCGCCAGCTCGGCGTGGGTCGCCGGCATGATCCCATCCGGCCCGATCGGGCCGGTGCAGACCGTGCGGTCGTATAGCTCGGTGCGGCGGTCGTACTCCTCGGCCAGGGCCACCAGGTCAGGATCCTGGCCTTCGATCGAGAACTCGCCATAAAACAGCGCACGGTACTGCTCGGGCGTCAGCTGGTCGTCGCCGGTGGCGCGCAGCGCGCGCGCGATCGCCGTCCGGCCGAACCGGCGCGGCATCATGAGAATGGTCCGCGTCATCAGACCCTCTCGCTGTCCAGGTACGCCTGGCGTATCGTGCGCAGGTCCTCGTCGCACTTTTCCAGGGGAAAGCCGGTCCACCGGATGACTTCGCGCAGCTGAAGGCGGTCAGGGACACGCCAGTCCTGGGCCAGCTGCTCAAACACCTGGCTTCCATTGTCGAAGTAGGTGTGCACCTCCCTGGCCGGCTGGGCGTCCATCTGCAGCACGGCCATGCAGTCGTCGAAAATCTCGCCGTCCACGCATCGGAGGTCGGTCAGGTCGAACGGGAAGCGGGTCCCGTTGTAAAGGCCCAGGAGGAACGCGGCCACATGCCGGCATTGCCCCGTGTTGCCCTGGGCGATCGGCAGCAGCCGGCGCAGCGCAGCCTCACCCTTGATCCGGATTTCCGGCAGGCGGGCGTCTCGCTCCTCCTGCTTCCGGCGCTGCTCGGAAAACGCGGCCGCCACGCGCTGGGCGTCCGCATCGCTCAGGTTCTTGCCGCCAAAACTGATATTACCGATCGAAGTAGGCATGGTCTTACCCTTTCTGTATAAAAATTAAGTGTCAACAGGGTTTGTTAGACATAGAAAACTATACAGGGTTTTTAGACACTTTCAGCAAGAAAAAAGGGCCGGTTGGCCCTTTCTTGTTGAGTGTCTAAAAAACCGTGGTTTGTTAGACGGTCCCAGCTCGAGCAGCTGGTCGACCTGGTGCGCTATCGACCCTTGCGGAAGTGGGCGCGGTGGCGGTCGGTGGTCGGGTCGTCGCGGACCTCCAGCTCGAGCGTGGAAGTGAAACCGCCGTCCGCGATCGAGTGCCGCACGCGCTTGACCAGCCATGGGGTTTCGTCAATCTCGGGCTTGAACCCGCTGACGGTCACCGGCAGCTCGGGGAAGATTTCGGCCCGGCCCTCGGCCAGGGTGTAATCCATCGTGGCTTGGCTGCGCTGGGTGCGCTTCAACTCGGCCGTGGCCGCCGCCTTAGCCTCGGCCTGGGTCGGGTAGATTTCAGGCAGGACCTTGAGATTTTTTTCACTCTCGCCGCCCACGATCTCGTCCTTGGTCTGGCCCTTGCCGCCGCTGTGCCACCGGGCCTTCACGCCGGCGTAGTTCTCGCGCTCGGCTATGTGGTAGCGGTGCTGGTCGCCGTCGCTGCGCGCGATCGCCAGGACCTGCAGCTCCTTGCCGCTCGAGGTGCGGCCTTCCCCGATCGGCATAAACAGCAGGCTGCCATTCTTCACGGTCATGACGGCGTCGTATCGCTTCGCCAGCCTGGTGAGAAAGGCCATGTCGCTCTCGTTGGTCTGGTCGATGTGGGGAATGAGAATTTTCCCCAGGGCGTCGCCCACGGCCGGCTTGAGCTGGTAGGTGGCGGCGATCGCGCGCACGATCGCGGCAATGGTCTGCCCGTGCCAGCTCTTTTCCTTGCGCTCGCCCATGCCCTTGGTCATCGACGCGCTGCGTGCGCGGATCGTGATGATATCGGGCGCACCGGAATGCTCGACCTCGTTCACGGTGAATTTGCCCTTGCTGGTCAGCGGGGAACCAAGCCAGCCGATCGACACCTCGAGCACGGCGCCGCGCTTGGGGATCGCTAGGCGGTTGTCGTGGTCGTCCAGGGTCAGGTCCAGGGTGTCCGCCTCGTCCTGGCGGCACTCGGTGACGGTCAGGCCCTGCAGGCGCGGCTCGATCGAGCTGGTGAGGTCCTGGCCCTCGAGGGTGATCCGGAAATCCGGGGTGTGCGCCGCCGTCATGCGTAGCCCGCGAAGTCGGAACCGTCCGCAATGTCACCGATCGGGCCGGCGCCGCTCGAGACAGTGGTGGCCTTGTCGTCGTCGGTGCGCGCGAGCGTCAGGGTGAACTCGACGCGCCGCGGCGTGCCGTCCGCATAGTGCAGGCTCTGGCCCTCGTTCAGGCCTTCGATTACGAAGGCGCCGTACACGGTGCCGGCGCCGTCGACCATTGCATAGGCTGCGCCGGCGTCGGCCATCTTGCGCAGGTCCTGCAGGGACGACAGCTTGCCGGTCAGCTCGGGAGCCAGCACGCCGGTGAGGGTGATCGTGTCCTCACCTGGTCCCATGTACTGGCGCGCATCGCGTGCGCCCACCCTCGAGGTGGTGCGGTGTTTCCATTGGGTCTGCCGCTGCAGTTCCTGGAATGCCAGGGTGTCCATCCCGAACACGAATTGGTCGAGTGCCAAAAGCATGGGTTCTTTCCTTCCTAGTCTGAGAGGCGCGAGCCGATGCGCGACTGCTTGGAGCGGTCGCGCTTGTCCAGCTCGGCGCTGACGGCGCGCGCGATCGCGGCGGCGTCCATGCCTGGCTGGGCGTAAATGTTGACGACGGTCTGGCCGGCCGGGGCCGCCGCGGCCGCGACCTGGGCGCCGCCGCCGATCGCCGCGCCCACCTGCAGCGGCGCCGCGGCCGCCGGCGTGAATGCGGTCGTCGCCGCGGCCGCCAGGCCAACAGCCGCGCGCACGACCCGGCCCTGCTCGCTTTCCATGCCCAGCGCGGCGCCCTGGCTGATAAAGCCGCCCAGCTCCCCGAACACGCGGCTCGGGCTGTGGATTCCCAGCTTCTCCTTGAACCAGCCGATTGCGGCCGCGCCTACGTTGCCGATCGCGTCCTTGACGGCGCCCAGGCCGCCGATGATGCCGTTGACCAGGCCGGCGGTCAGGTTCGCGCCCAGCTCGGAGAACTTGGCCGGCAGCTGGATGCCGAACCAGGACAGGACAGCGGCGAAGGCCTGGTAGAACAGGCCCAGTGGCGACCAGTTCAGGATCAGCGCCGCGATCCCGCCGAGGCCTCCGGAAAATGCCGTCTTAACCTGGTCCCACAGGCCGCCGAAAAATGCCTTGATCGGCTCCCAATAGGCATAGATCGCATAGGCGGCCAGGCCAATGGCCGTGATTGCCAGGCCGATGGGGTTCATGAGCAGCGCGCGGCCAATGAACATGACAGCCATCCCCACCATGCGCAGCGCGGTGGCGGCCCCGCCCAGCACGGCGGGCAGGATACCTGCCCCCACGCCCAGGGTGGTGAGGCTCATTTGCACCATGGCGAGTGGTCCCAGAATGCTGCCCACCATCAGGAGCAGGGCGCCGCCGACGGCGAGCACGATCGCCAGGACGGCGGCCGTTTTCATCAGACCACCGGCCAGGCGCGGGTTCTCGCGCGCCCAGGCGCCCACGGCCTGGGCCGTTGCGCCCAGCCACTCGGTGGTGGCTTTCAGCTCGGGCGCGATCGACTCACCGAAAGCCACCATGCTGTTGGTGAAGGTGCCGGCCGCGGCCTCCCATAGGTTTTTCAGGGTGCCGAGCTGCTTGTTGACGCGGTCCTGCAGGGATGCCTGGGCGCTCATCTTGCCCTGGACTTCCTGGTAGCCGGCTATGCCTTTCTCCATCAGCAGGGAAACAGCCTGCAGGGTTTCGGCATCGTCGCCAAACACGGTCTTGAGGACAGAAAGCCGCTTTTGCGTGGTCAGGCCCTTGAGCTTGTCAAACTGCTTGAACATCTTGTCCAGGCCGCCGAATTCGCCCTTGCCGTCCGTGAAGTCGAGTTGCTGCCCCGGCCCCAGGTCCTTGTTTGCCTTGGCGACCTTCTTCTTGTCCATGCCCATCTGGAAGATTTTCCGGAAGGCGTTGCCCGAAGCCTCGCCCTGCATGCCGGCCTGGTCGGCCATCACCAGCAGCGGGGCCAGGGCCTTTGCTCCCTCGAGGCCCTTCTGTTTGATGGTGTCCATTGCCGGCGACAGCTTGGCAAAGCCCATCAGCATGTTGTTGTCATCGACGCCCAGGTAGAACGTGCGCTGAATCACGTCCATGAGGCTCAACATATCCTTTTCGGTCGTCTTGGTCGCATCCTGCATCTTGGCGGCGAACTCGGCCGCCTCGGCCGGCGCCTTCTTGAGCTGCACGCCCAGGTAGGCGGCCGCCTCGCCCGTGCCGCCCAGGATGGACTGCGCAGAGATACCCTGGCGGGTCAGCATGGTCATCATGTCCTGGAAATCGGACGTGGTGCCCGGCAGGCGGTCGCCCAGCTTCATAGCCAGGTCGTTGATCTTCTGGAACTCGGGAGGCACGATTCCGCCGGCGCGCATCAGGGCGCCGGACAGTTGGGTGGCCGAGTCCTCGGCCTTGGCATAGGCGGCCACCGGAACCGACAGCGCGGCGCCGGTGGCGGCGCCGGCCGCGGCCATGCCGGCGCCGGCCGACGTCATCTTGCCGGCCGTGCGCTGGGTCGCCTCCATCCTGGCGCGCGCTTCGCCCAGGCGGCGCTGGCGTGCCGCCAGTTCGGCCAGGGCGCGCTGTTGCCGCTCCATCTCGGCCGTGGTCGACCGGATATTCCCGCGCAGGTCGCGTTCGTGCTGGGCCAGCTGGCGGGTGTCGATGCCGGCGCCGGACAACCTGGTGCGCAGCTGCTGCAGCTGCTGCTGTTGCTGGTCGTGGGCGGCGCGCAGCTGCGTGGCCTCGCGGCGCGCCGCGGCGAACTCGCGGGACATTGCCCGCGTGGGCACGCCCGCGGCGTTCATCTGGCGGGCCAGCTGGCCCACGCGCGTCTGCGCCGCCTCGAGCTGGGTCGCGGTGGCCGCGGCGCCGGCGCGCAGCTCGCGGAAGGCGCCGACGTCCTTCTGTACCTTGTCCAGTTCCTTGAGGCGATCGCGCGCGGCCTTGAGCGCGGTCGCGGCCTGGTTGCTGCTGCCCATGATGCCGCGCAGCGGTCGGGTGGCATTCTCGACCAGGTTCAGGAGTACTCGTAATTTCAGGTCATTGGACATAGTTCAATCTCAGGTCTTGGGCGGCTGGGAGCGCACGCGGGCGCGCTCGCGCCACTCGGCTAGTTCGGTCAGGGTGAAGTCGGCCATATCCTGGGGCGTCCAGTGGAACACCACGGCGATATCGGCCATGGCGTCCTCTACTCGCTCTGGGAGGCCAAGATCGCCAGCGCCGCCTTCGGTGCCAAAAAACCGGCGAACAGTGCCCCCATCTGCACCAGGTCGGCCGGGTCCATGCGGGCCACGTCGGCGTCGGTCAGCATCGGCGTGGTGATGCGCGGCAGGACCTTGGAAAGCGCGTCGACGTCGAGATTGCACAGGGCCTGCAGGGAGGTGCCGCGCAGCTCGCCGGCGCTGGGCTTGCGCAGGGTCACTTCGGTGATGGTCTGATTGCCGCGGGTCAGCGGGGTGTCCAGGGTGACGGTGTTCGGGTTCGGGGTGGTCATGATGTTTTCTCAGGTCGGGGATTGAAACGAAGGGCCGCCGGCGCGCGGCGGCCCGGGGGGCTTACGCCAGGCCCATGGCCTTGCGTTCCTTCTGCAGCAGATCGACGCCTTTCACTTTCTCGATGCCGTTCATGACGTCGATTTCGATCACGTCCTCGCCGTCCATGGTCAGCTTGTAGTAGCTCAGCACAGTGGTGACTTTGAAAGCCGTGTCATCGCCTGGCTTGGCGGTGCCCGGGTCGATTTCCTTATGGCGACCGCGGACCACCACTTCGACGGCGATCGGGTCGGCCTGGTCCTCGGCGCGGTAGGCGCCGGCAAAGCGCAGCTGCACGCCGTCGTGGGTGGTGACGCCGTACTGCTCGAGGACGCCGCGCATGATGCCGCCGCAGGTCCATTCCATTTCCAGGCCTTCTCCGCCCAGGTCTACTTGGACCGGGCGATTCATGCCGCCGCCGCGCCACTCCTCCATCTTGCGCGTCAGCTTCGGCAGGTTGACCTCGGCAACCTGGCCCATGTAGCTCACGGCATCATTGAACAGGTTGAAATTCTTGAGTTTGGTGGGCATGCCCATCTTGTTTTCTCCAGGTTAAAGGTGGCGATGGGTTACGCGGCCACTTGGGCGGCGAAGTCCATCAGGTAGCGGTCCGTGATGCGCTGCTGCAGGGTCAGGTTCTCCAGCGGCGGCACGGGGGTGTAGTCGTAGTCGATGGTCAGCTTGCCGGCCTTGAGGGTGTCGACGGTGTTGTCCGCTTCGCTCAGCCAGGCGCCGCCGCCCAGCAGGTAGCCCTTGGCGACCAGCTCGCGGAACTTGGCGTTGATGCTCTCGATGATGTCGCGCGGCAGGGAAGGGGTCATCGGCTTGTCCATCGCCCACAGCTGGGCCTCGGCCATGGTGTCGGCCAGGACCTGGGCGGTGCGGGTGCTGTTCTCGAAAGCGAACAGCGGGTCATCCGAACAGGTGCGCGAACCCCAGAACTTGAAGCCGCTCGAGCGGATCAGGGTCGTGACGTCGTGCTCGTTCAGGTAGCCGGCATCGGTGGCCGGGTCCTGCAGGTCCCAGAACACGTCGGCCGAGATGCCCGTGACGCCGTTGACGGCGACGTTAGAAAGCGTCTTATGCCAGCCGGTTTCCTGGTCGATCTTGGCGCGCAGGCCCAGGGCATAGGCGACGGCCGGGACGGCTTCGTCCTTGCTCTCGGTGGTGTTCCACTGGATGAAATCGGGCCAGATCACCATCAGCTCGCGGGCGCCGAACTGTTCGCGGTAGGCGGCCACGTCCTCTTTGGTGGCGCAGCCATAGGCGAAGGCGTAGGCCATGCCGCGCATCTTCTGGGCCGCCGATACCAGGGCCGCGGCGACCGCCGGATCGTCCAGACCGGGCGCGCCGATGATGCGCGGCTTGACGCCCAGGACGGCCTGGGCGGCCAGCAAGGCCAGGATGCCGGTGTACTTGCCTTCCGCGGTGGTAGTGCCGATCACGTTCGTGGTGGTGGCGGCGTCGTCGGCGCCCTTCGCCACGCGGACAACCACGGTCAGGGCCTTGGTCTGCATGCCGATCGCGTTCAGGACCTTGCGCAGGGTGCCCTGGGTGCCGGCCTTGCCCTGGGCGGCAACCACGTCCGTGACCAGGACGGGCTTGTTGAGGGGGAAGGCGGCTGCGTCGGCATCCTCTGCCGTGCAAACGACACCGATCACGGCCGTGGAAACGGTGCGGATCGGGCGCGAGCCTTGGTTAATTTCGATGACACGCACGCCGTGGTGGTAGTCGTCAGCCATGTTTTTTGCTCCAGGTTGGGTAAAAAAAGGGATGGCCGGTGGGGCCGGCCGCTTCGATGGATGGATCGTGCCGACAGGATGGCCCGCGCGTGCGCGAGGCGCAGCAAGTAGGGGTTGTCTCGGCGGTGGGTACAAAAGAATCCGGCCGGCGCCTGGTGAAGGGGCCGGCCGGTGATGGGCGGGGAAGGGGTCAGGCGGTGCCGAGGTTGAGCATTTCGGCCACGTCGGGGTGCTGCAGCAGGAAATCCCGCAGCTTTTCCACGGGGCTGCTGGCCGGTTCGCCCTCGGCCTGCAGGGGGTTGGTTACACCGGTCAGCTCCCAGGTGTAGCCGTTCCATCGTGGCCACGTGCCCTCGGGCCACGGCGCCGGCGGCGGCGCTTCGACAGTCATTGCCGGCATCAGCCAGACGCCGGGCTCCAGCGGGCTGGCATCGGCCACCGTGTCGCCCAGGTAGCGGCCGGCGACGTCATGCTGGTACACGGTCTTGGGTTTCAGGTCGTCCATGTTCATCCTCAATACTTGACGCAGGCCAGGAGCGCGATGTTGCGCGGCCGCGCTTCGGTGCCGCCGGATGCGGTGGTATTCACGCTGTGCGAGTGCGTGCCGGCGGATCCGGTGGTGCGGCTATCGGTCCCTTCCCAAACGCCGGTGAAGTTGGGGCCGGCCTGGATTTGTGGTCCACCAGGTGGCACGACCGGGCGGCCGTCCAGGTAGCTGTGCGAGTGCGAGCCGGCCGCATCCGTCGAACCGGTGTGGGTGTGGGAAAGGTTCTGGCTTGCCTGGGTTGTGCCGAAGGTCCGGTAGGCGTCCACCCCGCGGCCATCGTCCCAGCCGCGTGGGAATTCGCCGCGCAAATCCGGCAGGTTGAAGGTGTTGAAGCCGTCCCCGATGCCGAACGCGGTCCCGATCGCCGCGAACAGGGCGGCGTAGGCGGTGCGGCTGACGGCCGCACCATTGGCTTTCAGCCAGCCGGCCGGCGCCGTCGATCGGGCATAGTAGCCCACCAGGCCAGCGGGCGATAGGCGGTCGGCTTCCTCCTTGCTGTACACCTCCAGGTTGGCCCGCGCCGCCGCGGCGTCCGGCACGTCGCCCAGGTTGCGATCGCGCTGCAGGGCCGGCGCCTGGGTGCCCGCTGGCTCGTTCTGCACCGCGATCAACTTCAAGCCGGCATAGGCTTGGCCCAGGATGATGCGCGTGTCAGGCGCCGCGGGGTCGCGCTGCCAGCCACCGGCGCCGACGGCCGCCGGCAGCCGCTTGCCATCGACGTAGACGGCCAGGCCATCGGTGGTGGTGTACAGCAGGTCGACGCGCGTCTGGTTAGCGGCCAGGGCCTGCTGCTCCTCGATCGTTTCCACGATCACGTTCACTTCGCCTTCGTCGCCCCACTCGATGTCGCCGTCCGTGTTGGTTCGCTTGCGCAGCACCTGGCGCGCCGTGCCGCCGGGGATCAGCGTCGCCACGGTGACGTTGTTCATTACCCAGAAGTGCGTGGCCAGGGCCACATTGGGGTCGATCTGCATCGTGACCAGTTCGGCGGCCGCCACCTCGAACACCAGCCGCACCACGGCGTCGGAATAGGCGCCTTCGTCCGCGGTGGGCTTGTAGGTTTCCGGCAGGCTGGCAACCGCGAACATGGCGCCGGCGTCGTCATAGATCCCCGCCTCGCGCATGGTGAAGCCGGCCAGTGCGACCGGGATCGCAATTTCGGCCGAGTACTGCCGGGGGTTGTCTGGGTTCTGGACAATCCGGTTGATCGGCAGGCGGGTGCCGGCGATCTCCCTCACCAGCTTGTCCTGGTCGGAGTTCGGCGCCGTGGGATTGCCGCCACCGTCACCCACGGCCATGTGGGTGAGGTTGATCTTTACGCCCTGCATGGCGCCCTGGACTGTGCGCTGCAGGCCGTACTTGGTCAGGATGGTTTTAAATAATTGCATGGTTCACGCTTCGTTTATTTGCAGTGGCAACCCGATGGGTCGAATGGGTCGAGCAGGTTCACGCATACCCACGCTGCCAGCGCCTGGCGGTACCCGGTACTGGTCTTTTTGTGCCGCGACACGCGGGCCGTCACAACCCATTCGCGGGGCAGCTCGAGGAACAGGACCGTACAAACTAGGACGTTGACCAGGAAATCGGACAGGTAGCCGATGGCCAGCACGATCTTGCCAATGAACTCAGCCGGTTTTGTCAGGCTGCCCGCATCCCGCGCGCGCATCAGCGCCGTGACAGCGAGGTACTGGCCCCACAGAGAGAACATGGAAAAAGGGAAAGCCAGGAACAGGACCAGGATCAGGGTGTAGAGAGTTTTCATTGGTCAATCTCATCAAAGGCGTTAACAAGGGAGGGCGGGACGCTCGCCACGATGGCGGCGTATTCCGTTTTGACGGCCAGCTCCATTGCCGCCAGGTCGCGCGCAGCATATGCAGCCAGTGCATCGGGAATCTTGGTAATGTCCAGCAGGCGCTGGCGGGCCGTCAGCACCGCGTCGACCGTGGGCTGATCGCCGGCGACGAACGCGGCCAGGCCGATGCCGGCCAGCCGGTTGAGGATTTGTTCGCGCAGGCTGCGCACCGTGTTGAGGTAGTCGTTGCACGCCTGGGTGTGCTGTTCTTCCAGCAGCGGCAGCGCCGGATCCTCGTTCACGATTTCCCACGCATCTCCGTTCAGGCGCGCGTACTGCCCCTCCTCGAGGGCGGGCAGGTCGGCATGGGAGTACCGGAAGGGCAGGCCGTACAGGACCGTATCTCGTTCGATAGAAACGCCGGTGTAAATCCCGCGCTCGTCATATTGGTGAATGGTTGCCATTATTTTCCTGTCTTGATGAAGGCTTTAGCTTTGCCAGGCAAAGCAAGGCTAGGGACGATCAGGCCCTGCGTGCCCTTGTAAACACCCATGCCATAGGTGAAGGTGCTCCCGCCGACTGCCATGTGCTGCCCATCGGGCGAGAACGCGATGCCGGTGTCGTACACGCTGGCTGGGACCACGTTCGGATCGGGTAGCTTCGTGAACAGCATCCCGTTGCGCTTGAGGATCATCAGGCCCGGGGTGCTGCCTTGCCCGATGGCGAAATAGTTAGCGTCCGGCGACCATGCGATAGAGGTGCCCCCCGCCGGCAGCACCGTGTCGAATCCTGCTGATAGCTTCGTGAGCGATGTGCCGGACACTTGGAAGATGGTGAGGTACGGCGCAACGCCGTGCTTCACGGCCAGCATGGAGCCATCGGCGGACAGTGCCAGCGCGTTACCCACAGAGCCGGCGGCCCCCAGGCTTACATCGCTAACCTTGCTAAAAACATCCCCATTGCGCGAGTACACAGCGACGCTGCCGTTGTTCGTGCCGACATAGAGGACAGTGCTGTCCTTGTTCCAGGCCACGCTGTTGTAGCTGGTGGCAGTCCCCAGCACGACAAAGTTGCCAATGAGCGCGAACGTATCGCCGGTGCGCTTGTACACGCTGACGTATGGGTTGTTGCTTCCGTGGGCGATTGCCAGGTACACGCCATCGGGCGAGAACACCGCGCCCAGCGGGTTGGCGGCAAGGGCAGGCTGGTTGACCGTCAACTTGGTCAGCGTGTCGCCGGCGCGCTTGAACACGGAGACATAGGGCGCGCTGTCATGAGCGAAAGCCACATACAGGCTATCGGGCGTCCATGAGCTTTGGCGCGTCCATCCAGCTGGCCCGGTCGCAGGGTTAGCCAGCTTGGTGTAAACGTCACCCGCGCGTTTGTAAAACTGGATGAATGGGGCCGTGACGGTGTTGCCCGTAATCAGGTAGTTACCATCCGGCGAGTACGCCATCGAGTTAGCCAGGTTCCCGCCACCAACAGGATCAGCCAGCTTGTACGGGTTATCCATGCCGGACGCGCCGAGGATGGCGTCGAGGGCGGGATAGGTGCCCGGTGTGTACATGGCGCCATCGCAGGGAATCCACGCCGGCGCGCTGTAATCGGCGCGCACCGTCTGCACAATGTCGCCGGCCTTGTAGGAGCTGGCAGCAGCGCCGACAGCATCGGCGTAGGCCTTCGCGCTCGTCAGCACCTGGGCATCGGCCGCGGCCTGGGCGGTGCTGACGGGCTTGTCGACGTCGGCCGTGTTGTTCACGCTGCCCAGGCCAAGATTCGCTTTCGCGTTGGCCTGCTGGGCGCCGGTCAGTCCCTGGTTGGCGATATCGAAGCGCAGCCGATAGCCCAGCGCCGCGCTGATCGTAGCCGCATAGTTCGGATCGTTGCCCAGCGCGGCGGCCAGCTCGGCCAGCGTATCGAGGGCCGCCGGCGACGATGCAACCAGGTCGGCAACCTTCTGGTTGACGTAGGCAATGCCCGCCTTCTGATCGAGTGCGGTTTGCACGGTGCCGCCCCCGGCGGTGCCGATCTGGGCAGCGCCGGCTTGGGTGGCGAGCAGCTGGGACAGGGCCAGCTGGGCTTGCACCGCCGCGTCGATCGCCTGCTGGTTATCGTTCAGCATCTTGGCGATCGACGGCAGCGGCCCGCCATCGGTCTGCACCACGGTGTCCTTGTCGCCGTTCACCAGCTGGACCACGCGGTCGACGTTGGTGTTGAATTTGTCGACTTGGTTTGGGAGGCTCATTGTTGTTTCCACTTCATGGGTAAGGATTGGTTCAGGTACTTGTCCAGGGCAATCGCCGCGGCCTCGGTCTGCTCGTCGCCGTTCGCGTAGCCCTCAAACAGCAGGCCGAAGTCCGAAGGGCCGCCGTAGGTGACGGTCATTTCGGTGCCAACACAGGCCACGGCGCCCACCGACACGGTGCCGGTGGACGTGACGGCCAGGACAACGTCCGTCATGTGAGAGCGCAGGTTTTTTGTGGCCTCGACCATCCCGGCCACCTGGGTGAGCATCCTTCGATCGACGCCCACCTGGTCAACGTCCAGCAGCAGCCGGTAGGTGTAGGCCGGCGCGGCCGGGACCTGGTTAAACCACTCCTGCAGGCGGGCCTGGAAGCCGAGCGATGCCAGGGAACGGCGCACCGCACCGATCGTGCCCTTCACGCGGTGGACGCTGATACTGGACTTGATCGACTCACGCTTCTGGGATTCGGACAGGTCCAGGTTCCAGGAGTCGACCGACATATACGAGGCCAGCCAGGGCAACTTATCGACCGGGCAGGCGTCCGGGTTCGTCAGCTCGCGCAGCGGTACCGGGAGTTCACCCAGGCGCGCATTGACGGCCGCGATGTTGCGCTCGAGCGGGGTCGCATTGGCCGGGAGCAGATCAGCCATACACGCCACCATTGGTCAGGATCACGCTGGTGCAGTACGGCGCTTGGGTGTCGTTCGCCTGGATGCTTGCCAGGGGCTTGGTCAGGACCACGCTTTCCACGCCGCTGGTGTGCAGCGCGGCATGAATGCCCGAGATAGCAACTTCGCGGCCGATGTGGTGGCAGTCGGCCAGGTAGGCGTCCAGGCGCTCCTGCGCCTGCGCGACCACCACCGAAGGGTCGGGGCCGGGGAAGGTCACAACCGTGGCCTCGACCTGGTAGGGCACGATTTCGGCAGACTGCACCGTTACCCGGTCCGTCAACGGCCGCACGTCCTCGGCGTCGACGCTGGCCTTCACGGCCGCGATCAGGTCGGCGTCAGCAGTGCCGTCGCCTTCACGGGACAGCACCGTTACCAGCACGATGCCAGGGGCCGGGCTTTTCACCGCGGCGTCCAGCACCTTGCCATCGGCGCCGAGCGCGATAGCGACATAAGCGCCGACAGGCCCGGCCACGGAAAAGGTTTCCGGGGCCAGCTGCACGCGCAGGCGCAGATCCCCATCCGACTCCATCACCGCCGGCGCATTGTTGGCGGGATCGGCCGGGGTGACGGTCAGGCGCTGCACGCCGAGCAGGGCGGCCAGCTGGTCCAAATCGGCGCCCTGGGCGTAGGCCAGCATGTTGGCGCGGGCCGCATCGTTGATCCGCTGGCGTAGGGTGATTTCGCGGTAGACGCTTTCCTGCAGGAGCATCGTCAGCGGTTCCGACTCCAGGCCCAGGGTGGTCAGGATTTCCGCTTGCTGGGTGGCCGGGAAAAGGGCCACGAAGTTGGCCTTGCGCTCGGCATAGATCGACTCGAAGTCGATCACCTCCACCACGTTGGGAAAGGGCAGCTGAGACAGGTCGATAGAGGCGGTAATCATGCGGCCCTCGGCGTGTTGAGCGAAACGGCCGTCGACACGGCTTCGCGGGAAATGGTGGTCATGCCTTCAATCTGGATGGCGGCGCGGCCGGGGTTCTCGGTGTCGATCGACAGGCCAACCCTGGTCAGCTTCAAGCGCGGTTCCCAGCGCATCAGCGCCGTGGCGGTGGCGGCGAACAGGCGCACGCGCGTGGCCTGGTTCATTGGCGCGTCGACCAGCTCCTGCAGGTCCGCGCCGAAATCCCGGCGCGCGATGCGCGAGCCGCGGGGCGTGGTGAGAATCCGCGCGATCGACTGGCAAAGGTGGGCCACGCCGTCGAGCGCGCGGCCGGTGGTGTGGTTCATCCCCTTCATGCGAGCGCGCTCCCGGTCGGCTTGCCGTCGCCCTGTTCCATGTGCTTGTGACCCTTGAGGCTGATATCGCCGGCCTTTACGTCCGCCGGCGTGGTGATGGCCTGGCCGGCCGTGATCGCGCCGGCCACCTGCAGGTCGCCGGTCAGCTCGGTGCGTGGGGCGTCGATCTTCACCAGGCCGCTGGCAACGATCGTGGCCACGGTCGTGTGGACCTCGACGGAATCAGGAGCGATGAGCAGGACGGTGCCACCCTCGGGCAGGGTCGCGGTCAGGCCGTGGGTTTCGTGGTCGTATTCGATGACCGCGCCGTCCGGATAGACCCGCGTGTGCGTCGATGGGTCGCTGTCCGGCGCCGGCGCATCGTCGGAATACAGACCGCGCAGGGCCACGGCGTCGGCAGGGTCGCCGCACGGGCACAACAGCAGGACCTGCTCGCCAGGCGTCGGCGGGTTCCAGTCGCGGGTCTTGCCGGCGGCAAAGGAAAGCCAGGGTATCCAGTTGGTCTGCAGCTCGCCGCTTTGCACGCGGCAGGTCGCAGCCTGGTGGTTGACTTCCAGGACCTTGCCCTTGCGGACCAGGTTCAGAATGAGGCGGTTGAGTTCGTTGGTATCCATTCCCTCATGGTGCAGGCCACGCGCGCGCGATGCACGGGGCGGCAGTTGTGCCCACAGGCACTACAACAGCATGCGGTTTTACAGGGCCGGGGCGACACGGAGAATGGTGGAAGGATGCGCGGCCGGGGGGACGATCCCGCGCCAATACCCTACGCAACCTGGACCCTTACCGTGACTCAACAAACTGAAAATCTCGCCCCTTATCTGAACCGCCTCCACCAGGTGGATGCCGTCGAATTCGTGCGCGCGCTGCCGCGCGCTTCTATCGATTTGCTACTAACCGACCCGCCCTACTGTTCCGGCGGGTTGCACCGCGCTGCGCGCGTGCAAGCCACCAGCGCGAAGTACATCAACTCGACCACTCAAACGGAATATGAGGACTTCGACTTCGACAACATGGACCAGCGTTCCTGGCTGTTTTGGTGCCAGTCCTGGCTATCGGGCGCCTTCCAGGCCTTGAAGCCCAGCGGCATGGTGGTGTGCTTCATCGACTGGCGGCAGCTGCCGGCGCTCACTGACGTGATCCAGGCGGCCGGCTTCACGCTGCGCGGGATCGCGGTCTGGGACAAGACCACAGGCCGCGCGCGGCCGCGCCGCAACGGCTTCAAGCAACAGGCGGAATTCATCGTCTGGGCCAGCAAGGGGAAGATGCTCGAGCGCGAGGTCTACCTGCCGGGCGTGTTCCAGTGCAAGCTGGATTTCCCCAAGCGACACATGACGGAAAAGCCGCTCGATCTGGGGCGCGAGGTTGTGCGCCTGGTGCCCGAGGGCGGGACCGTGCTCGACCTGTTCGCCGGCTCGGCCACCTTCCTGGTGGCGGCAAAAGAAGCGGGATTGAATTGGACCGGCTGCGAGATGAATCCGCGCATCTTCGCGGACGCCACCGCGCGCCTGGCCGAGGTGGTGCCGGTGGCGCCGGCCGAGGCGGCCGGGGACGGCCTCGCCCTGGCGGCATGATGGAGCTGCATATTATCGTTCCAGGCCGCCCCGCCGAGCTGGTGGCGCGCGTTCTCGACGGTCGTCTGGAAATTGTGCCGCCGGCGCCGGTGCCGGTGCCGGCCGCACAGGCCGGTACCAGTCCACCGGCCGCGTGAGCCGGGCCGGCGCTATCGCGCCAGGTGCTCGAGCAGCTTGTCGCGGATCATTTCACGGTCCGCCTCGGTGAACCCGAGCAGCTGCCGGACCGGGTACTTGTAGGACCTGCCGCCGCGCGTCACCTCGGACGATTCGCCATCCTGGTGGACACGCGCCAGGCGCGCGGCGCGGCCGGCGAACCCGATCGCCAGGCCGGCGCCGTCGACCTCGACCTTGAGAAAGCGCGCGGTGCGCAGCTTGGCGAACATCGCGGCGCGCCGCTTTATCCTCCCCTCCTTTTCCCTCAGCCTGGCATTGCGCAGGAACAGCCGCGGCTTTCGCGCCTCATAGGCGGTGCCGTCCGGGTTCTGCTGGGCCTTGATCCTCTGCTGCTGGCTGCGGCGCAGCTCGCGCCCCACGTCGACGGCGACCTTGCGGCGCGCCGCCGGCTCCAGCTGGGCCAGCAGCTGGCCGGCCCACTCCTCGAGCGCGGTCAGGTCATCCATCTACGCCAGGCCTTCCCGCGTCCATTCGGGCGCCGGTTCGTCCAGGTGCGTGAACGTGGCGGCGCCGGCGGCGTCCTTGCCTACCACCACCTCCTCGGCCAGCGGCAGCTTGATCGACAGGTCAAAGGTGGCGTTGTTCAGGTGGTCAACCTCAAACTCGATGCCGTGGCGCCGCTTCTCCTGGTTGTCCAGGAGGTCGGGCTGGTTGACCTTGACCCATGCCAGCAGGGCCAGCATGACCGGGTCGGCGTCCCCTGCATAGTCAAGTAATATTAAGTTAAGGGTATAACGATATTCAAATGATAGTGTCTTGGTATTAGTTGCGGCGACGTGGCCGGCGTCAGCGAACACCAGGAAGCGGTCCGGATTGGCGTCCAGGTCGGGCACGGCCGCGGCGATCGCGGCGCGCAGGGATGCGGGTTTCTTCACGGCTTGCCCTTCACCTGGTCGGCTGCAGCCTGGCAATCAACGATCACGTCGACCACGGCCGCGCAGGTGGCCCACGCCGCCTCGGCGCGATCGACGGCGCCGAGCAGGTCGCCGTTATCGGCCGCCGACACCGCCGGCAGGCTGCACCGCTGCACTCGCGGACATTCGTTCACGATAGGCAGCGGCGCCGGTGAGCTGGGGGTGGTCGAGCAGCCGGACAACAGGGCCAGGCAGAGGAGCAGCGGCCCAGGTACGCATTTCAGCATTTTCACGTTCCAAATTCCTTATGGTGGATTCGCGCAGGTCCAGGGTTGCCTGGATGCCGGCGCGGTTAGTTTCCAGCTGCTGCAGCGCCTTGGTGTTCTGGCGATCGCGCTCGAGCAGCTGGCGAATGGTGGCGTCGCGTTCGGCCGTCTTGCCCTGGGCGGTCGTCAGGTCGGTCTTGGCTTTGTCCAGGTCGGCGTGCAGGGCGTGGACGTAGAAGAAGCCGGCGACGCCCAGCAGGGCCACCAGGACCAGGGCCACCAGCTGGCCGGCTATGTCCTTCATGCGGCCACCTTGTCGTCCTCGGCGTACTTCGCATAGGCCTGGGCCAGCTTGACGTCGTACAGGTAGGCGGCATAGTTTTTGCCGTTGTAGAGGCGCGCGAACGTGCTCCACTTGCGCGCCTTGAGGGCGGCCAGCAGGCCCTTGTTGCCGTCCAGGGTGAGGAATTTCACGAAGGCGTCCAGCTGCTCGGCCTCGCTCGCGCCCATGCGCTCCACGAACTGCTCGATGCTGTCGTAGCCCATCGCTTCCCACCAGTAGCCCATGATCTGGAACAGGCCCCAGCTGCAGGCCGCCAGGGCCGCGGGGCGGTCGATCATGCAGGCCGTTGCCAGGCGCGCATATTCCGCGGCGCCGCCGCGGTAGCCGCCAGGCGTCTGGGAACAGATCGACGGCCACTTGGCGGCCACCGGCGCCGGGTCGATGCCACGCGCCTGCAGCTGCTCCCAGAACACGTGGCGTTCAAACAGAATCACCGGCTTGCCGTTCTCGGGGAGCATGCCGTGGCCTTTGGACTCCACTTCGTTGACCGCGCGCACGGCGGCCAGATCGACGCCCAGGGCCTGGGCGGCGCGCACCAGGTCGGAGGCCTTGAGGAAGTGCGCCGGGGTGACGCCGCTCAGTGCTGCCTGGGTCTTGGGTCCGGCAATGCCATCGACCACCAGGCCGGCGACCGCCTGCAGGGCCTTGACTGCATTTTCCGTGACGCGATCATAAATGTGGGTTTCGTCCACAGGGTAGCCGAGCCGCGCCAGGCGGCGCTGCAGCAGGGCGACGTTCTCGCCCACATCACCAGGTCTTGCGATCATGGTCATTCGCTCCTAAGAAGGCGGGCCACGTTGCCGCGGCTGCCGAAGATAAACACGGTGAAGGCCACGGCGCGCGCGACCTCGAAAAAGTCGATCGGGTGCGCCTGGACCAGCACGTTGATGGCCGAGCCGGCCAGGATCACCAGCAGCGCCCAGGCGAGCCAGGACACGTGGTGACGGTGGCGGGCGCCGTCCTTGCGGTAGGCCAGCAGGCGCAGCGCCGCGCCGGCGTAGGCGACGAAGGCGATGAACGCGTACAGGTGTGCCATGGTCATTTCCCCCTGTTGAAGAAGGCGAACAGGTCCAGGGTCTTGAGCCGGTCCAGCAGCTGCAGGGTGACGGCGATCGCCAGCGCGGCGCCGAAGAAGCCGGCCACGCCGGTGGAGCGGATCGGGGTCATGCGGATCAGCTCGGGCGCGGCCAGGTAGCCGGCGATCAGCGAAATGACCAGGTACGCAAAGCGTTTGCCGATCGTCAGGTCCTTGGAGCTGACAACCAGGAGGGCGGCGCCGGCGAAGGCGCCGATCAGCGCGTTGCCGTCGATGCCTGGTGCCAGGCTTGCAAACCCGATCCCCGCCGACACCAGCGCCGTGGTGGTAGTGCTTGGTTCTGCCATGATGGTTTCCTAAAATTTCAGTCCCACAGCTGCAGCAGCGGGGCGGTTGGGGTGGTTGCCGGCTGGTCCGGCATTTCTACTACGAGGCCATGCGGCAGGATCGGCCCGTAGTCGGCCAGGCCTGCATTCATCTCGAGGACGACTTCGACCACGCCGGCCGTGCGGCCGTAGTGCCGCCAGCACAGCGCGTCCACGGTGTCGCCTTGTTGGGTCCGGACCTTCATCAGATCAGCTCGATGGTGGAGCGCGGCCGGCCGAGAATGTCCCGGATGGCCCAGCGCGCGTGCCGGCGATCGTCCCCGATCGTGTCGGTAAGCTGCTCGGCCTTGTCCTCGCCGCTCTTGGTGGCGTCGAAATCCCGGTACCGCTCGGTGAGGTCCGCCTTGGCCGTGCGGTAGACCGCCGACAGGTACAGGGTCAGGTAGACACTGGCGCCGCCGATCTTGGGCAGGGTGTCGGCCAGACTGGTGACGCCGCCGGCCATCCTCGAGGCCTTCCAGGCCTCCAGCTCGTGATTGACGGAGATAACCGCGTCGACGGCCGCCGCGCGCAGGCGCGCATGGGTCACGGTGCCATCCAGGCGCATTTGCTCGCGCACCTGGTCGAGGTCGATATCGGGAAAGAAACCGTCATTGGTCACGGTCGCAGCGTCCGGCGCCGGCGTGCTTGAGGGGGCGGTGGCGATAAAACTCATGATCTTGGGCTTTCGATAAGAGGCGGTGGGCCGGCGTCGGATCGCGGCGACCTGGTGGTCTTGCAATCGTCAGCCGGCGCCGCCATGCCGAGGGGCTCGTTACGTGCTGCTCACCGGATCCTGCGCTGCAGCGGCCGGGGAGCCGCCGACAGCAACAGGCGCACCAGCTGCAGCCGCGGGAGCGCCGGCGCCGTCTGCACCGCCGCCGGCGTTGCCGCCTGCTTGGGTGCTTTGGGCGGCCGCGATCGCCGCGTTGAGCGCCTTTTCCAGGCGCTCGATGTCTTTCTTGACGCCGACTTTGTCGTGCAGCTCGAGCGCACGGCGAAGGTTCGGCAGGGCCAGGGTCGGGTATGCGTCCAGTGCGTAGCCGATCGCCTTGTACAGCTTGGCGCGAACCTGGTCCGGCATATCGTGCTTGTCGGTCAGGTCGGCCACCTGGTAGAGCTGGTCCAGGTCGAACCCCTTTTCAGCCTTGAGGGCAAGCAGGGCCGCTTCCGCGAACTCCTCGGCCACTCCGGTGGCCAGGGTGCGTTCGTACTGGTCCGGCAGGGTCAAGCCATGTTGCAGGGCATAGCGAGCGATCAGCAGCGCGCCGGCGTAGTCGCCCACGTCGATGCGCCAGACCATCACCGTGACCAGGACGTCGTCCTGCGCACCGCGGCCGCCCTCGAGGGCGCCGGCCACGTAGTCCGCATACTCGGGCAACACCTCGAGCTTGACCACGCGCTTGCGCTCGATCGACTGCACCTCTTTCAGGCGGCGCCGATCGGTCGCCAGCTTGGCCAGCATCAGCTCGTAGCGGCTGGCGCCGGCCATGGACTGGCCCGGCTCTCCCGTGGCCGCGACCAGGGCCGCGGCCACCCGTGCGAAATGGCGTTGTGCAGGGGTTCTCACGGTCGCGGTCCTTAGGCCAGAACGATGTTTTCGACCAGGCAGCCGGCGCTGTAGTCCTCGACCACATACGCGTCGTTGCTCGACTCGTAGTTCTCCACCTGGTCGCGCTTGGCGTTGTCCACCACGGTGCGGCGGCGGGCGCCTTCCTGGTAGTACACCGACAGGTTGTCCAGGCGCGTGACCATCAGGGCGTTGGCCGGGAAGCCGGGCACGCGCACCGCCGGCAGGTTGCCCAGGCGCTTCTGGCTGATGATGAGGTCAGCGGCCAGCTTCTCGGTGTTCGGCTGGTCCTGGTTCACGATCGGGAAGTACTTGTCAGCCAGCAGCTTGCGGCCGCAGATCACCACCAGCTCGGTATCTTCCTGGTGAACCGGGTCGATCAGGTTGTTGACCGCATCGAACACCAGGGCGTCCAGGTTGGCGTAGTCGTTGCCGTCGCCGGCGCCCACCAGGACCTTGCCGGCGGTATCGCCCTGGCTCAGAACACGGGCCGGGGCTTCGGCGCGGTACTTCTGCAGCCAGCCGATGTTCACGTCCTGCAGCAGCGGGTTGGCGATGCGGTCCGAAGTCGGCGCGCGATGGGTGCCGTTGAAGCCGATCAGGATACGGTCCAGCGCCTGGCGTTGCAGGATGGCGTTACGCATGCGGGTTTGGAAGTCCGGGAACTTCGCCCACATATCGATCTTCACGTACTTGAGCGCGGTGTCGAAATTGGTCTGGGTGCATTCGTAGCCGCTGCCTTCCAGGTTCGACGGATCGGTCGGGGTGCGGTCGTTCGCGCTGGTGTCGGTGGTGCCGGCGATGGTGCCGCCGATGCCCAGGCCGATCTTCTCGCCCTTCTGGTCCGTGACCGGGATCACGTTGATGCGGGTCAGGAATTCGCTCGACTCCTGGATCTTGGTTTCCAGGGTCTGCTGGACGGACGGCGCGACGCTGAACTTCACCAGCGCGCTGGCGACACCGTTCAGCTTTGCCACCTGGTCCAGGTAGGCGTTGTACTTGAGGCGGGTTTCGTTTTTCATGCTTTTGCTACTCCAAAGGGTGGTGGATGACTGTTAGCAGTCGGTCACGGTTTCGCCGGTTGCGCCGGTTGCTGCAGGGCGTGCCGGTTGGGCCGGGTTCGGGGTGGCCGACAGCTCTTGCTTGAGACTTGCCAGCTCGGTGCGGGTCTGCTCGGCCGCGGCGCGATCCTTCTCGGCCGCCTCGACGGCCGCGGCCAGGTCGGCGCTCAGCTTGCTGACGGTCTTGTCGGTGTCGGCGCCGTGGTTCGCCAGAGCCTCGACGGCCTGGCCGATATCGGCAAAGCGCGCGTCGTCGGTCGCTTCCTTTTTGCGGAACTTCGCCAGCAGATCGGTCACACGCTTGAACACGGTCGGTGCCGCCGGCTCGGCTTCGTCCAGCTCGATGGTCACTTCGTCGGCCGCGGTGAACAGGGTGTTGGCGTTCAGCTTTTTGTGAGCAAACGGGCTTGCTGCCGGGTTCTGGGCGGCGAAGGACAGCACGGAGGTGCCCAGGCTGGCCGGGTTGTCGGTGACGGCCAATCCAACCAGGTAGGCCTGCTTGCTGTCAGCGAAGGACGGGTCGACCTCGATCGAGGTGTAGATTTTCTGGCCTTTCTTGGTCAGGGCCACCAGGTCGTCGGTCGGTGCGATCTGGGCATACAGGCCCAGCTTTCCCGAGAACTCGCCCGATTCTTCGCGCGCTTCCAGGGCGAGCACGTCGCCGTAGGCTTTGAACAGGCCGGCCGGGTCGATGCCGCGGTAGTGCTCCAGGTTGACCCGGGCGCCGTAGACGGTCGGGCTGTAGTTCTTCGCCATCTGGGTGATCCAGTCGCGCGAGATGTTGCGGCCGTCCGTGGTCGCGCCTTCGACGGCGACGCGGAACGATTTCGTTTTAGCGTGGGTTGCGGTGCTCATGGTTGTGGGGTTCTCCGTTAATCCAGTAACAAGGGGGGACGAGGATCATGTTGCCGTCGCGCACGCGCGACCTCAACCAGCCGGGGTTGTGTTGACTGTGGGCACAATTGCTTGGGGTTATTTCGCGCGCGCGTGGCAGGTACGCTTGGCCCCATGCTTGAAACCACGACCTCCACCACCACCGTTGCGCCGGAAATCGACCCGCGCCGCGCTGCCCGTACCCTGTTTTGGCAGGGCTGGCGGGTGTCGTCTATTGCCCGTGAACTGAACCTCAAGCGGGCCACCGTAGAGGCATGGAAACAGCGGGATGAGTGGGACAAGGCCACGCCGGTGGAAAAGGTCGAGGCCGCGCTCGAGGCGCGCCTGGCGATCCTCATCGCAAAGGACAAGAAGGACGGCCAGGACTTCAAGGAAATTGACCTGCTGGGCCGCCAGCTGGAGCGCACGGCGCGCGTGACCAGGTACGGCGAAACGGGGAAGGAATCGGACCTCAATCCGAATATCCACGCGCGCAATGCCGCCCCGAAGAAGAAGCCCGAGCGCAACGGGGTGACGGAGGAGCAGCAGGCGCGGATCCTGCAGGCCTTCCATGATTCGCTGTTCAACTACCAGAAGGTCTGGTACCGGAACGGCCAGCATCGCACCCGCAACCTGCTGAAAAGCCGCCAGATCGGCGCCACCTGGTACTTCTCGCGTGAAGCCCTGGTCGACGCGCTCGAGACAGGCCGCAACCAGATTTTCCTATCCGCCAGCAAGGCCCAGGCGAACGTTTTCCGGCAGTACATCTGCCAGTTTGCGCGTGAGGCCGCCGAGGTCGAGCTGTCCGGCGAAACCATCGTGCTGCCGAACGCGGCCGAGCTGATTTTCTTGAGTACGAACGCGCGCACGGCCCAGAGCTACCACGGCAACTTCTACTTCGATGAATATTTCTGGGTGCCAGGCTTCAAGAACCTGAACAAGGTCGCCTCTGGCATGGCGATGCACAAGCATTGGCGCAAGACCTACTTTTCCACGCCGTCGAGCATGTCCCATGAGGCCTATCCGTTCTGGACTGGCGAGCATGCGAACCGCGGCCGCGCGAAGGCCGAACATATCAAGCTGGACGTCAGCCACGCCGCCCTGGCGGCCGGGCGCGCATGCGGGGACGGCCAGTGGCGGCAAATGGTCACGGTCGAAGATGCGGCCAACTCCGGGTGTGACCTGTTCGACCTCGAGGAGCTGCGCCGCGAATACAGCCCCGAGGAATACGCGAACCTGCTCATGTGCCAGTTTGTGGATGACAGCCACTCCATCTTCCCGTTGGCCGATCTGCAGCGGTGCATGGTCGATTCGTGGGTGGAGTGGGCGGACGACTTCAAGCCGTTCGCTGCGCGCCCGTTCGGGCATCGCCAGGTGTGGGTGGGCTATGACCCTGCTATGTCGGGCGACCAGGCCAGCTGCGTGGTGATCGCGCCGCCGGCGGTCCCTGGTGGCAAGTTCCGCGTGCTGGAAAAACACCAGTGGCGCGGCATGGACTTTGAAGCGCAGGCGCGCAGCATCAAACAGATCACGGAACGCTACAACGTCACCTACATGGCGATCGACCAGACCGGCATCGGCCAGGGCGTCTACCAGCTGGTGAAGGGTTTCTATCCGTCCGCGGTCGGCCTGCACTACTCGCCCGAGGTCAAAAGCCGCCTGGTCCTCAAGGGCCTGTCCGTGGTGCGCGGCGCGCGCCTGGAATTCGACGCCGGCTGGACGGACCTGGCGCAATCCTTCATGGCGATCAAAAAGACCGTCACGGCCAGCGGCCGCCAGGTCACTTACACCGCCGGCTATAGCCAGGAGACTGGCCACGCCGACTTGGCCTGGGCCACCCTGCACGCCCTCGGCAACGAACCTCTCGAGGGCACGACCTCGAGCAACACCAGCATCCTGGAGATTTACTCATGAAGAAAAAACACCACCAGGGCAGCGCCCTGGCCGCGGCCTCGGCCGCACCGGCCGCCCCGGCCTCGGCGCCGGCGCGCGCCCAGGCTTTCAGCTTTGGCGACCCGATTCCGGTCCTGAACCGGGCCGATATCCTGGACTACACGGAGGCCTGGACGAATGGCGAGTGGTACGAACCGCCGATCAGCTGGACCGGCCTGGCTAAGAGCTTCCGCGCCGGCACGCACCACGCCTCCGCGCTGTTCTTCAAGCGCAACGTGCTGGCCTCGACCTTCATCCCGCACAAGCTGCTGTCCCGCGCTTCGTTCACGTCCTGGGCCCAGGACTTCCTCACGTTCGGCAACGGCTACCTCGAGGACCGCCGCAACCGCTTGGGCGGCACGCTCGAGCTGGTGCCGCCGCTGGCGAAGTACATCAGGCGCACCACGGACCTGCGCCGCTTCGTCCAGGTGGACAGCTGGCAAAAGACCCACGAATTCCAGGAGGGGACCATCTTCCACCTGCGCGATCCGGACATTAACCAGGAGGTGTATGGCCTGCCCGAGTACCTGGGCGCGCTGCACGCGGCCTGGCTGAACGAGTCCGCGACGCTGTTCCGGCGCAAGTACTACGAGAACGGCAGCCACGCCGGCTTCATCCTCTACATGACCGATCCGGCCCAGCGAGAGGAGGACGTCGACGCGCTGCGCCAGGCCCTGAAAAACAGCAAGGGGCCGGGCAACTTCCGCAACCTGTTCATGTACGCGCCCCAGGGCAAGAAGGACGGGATTCAGCTTATCCCGGTGTCCGAGGTCGCCGCAAAGGACGAGTTTTTCAACATCAAGAATGTGACGCGGGACGACATGCTGGCGGCGCACCGCGTGCCGCCCCAGCTGCTGGGCATCGTGCCGAGCAACACGGGCGGTTTCGGCGCGGCGGACACGGCCGCGAAGGTGTTCGGCCGCAACGAACTGGAGCCGCTGCAGGCGAAGTTCCTGCAGCTCAATGAGTGGTTCGGTGACGAGGTGGTCAAGTTCAACCCGTACACGCTCGACCTGGCCGAAAAGGCCGCGTGACCTGCCTCACTCCTCGAGCAGGCTACCCTGGGCGCCCGGCTTGGGCGCCGCTGCCGGCGGGTCGATCGCGTCCAGCTGCAGTTCTTCGTTGAACGTCATCACCGGAACCTGCAGCAGCTGGTCGGCCTCCTCGATCAGCTGATCGACTGGCTGCAGCTGCTCGGACTCATCCACCAGGATTTGCGCATTGAACGAAGCGAAGCGGGCGCCACGGTCGCCCTGCCAGGCCACGCGCGAATTGATGATATAGACGTTGACGTTGCCCGATTTCAGGACCTGGACGAACTTGCAATCGCGCAGGATCGCAATGGTGTTCTGTACCGTCCTAGGCGCAATGCCCATCTGCTTGGACAGCGCGGCCGCGCTAATCACCACGCCATTGGTCCCCCTCGACAGCTTGGAAACCATGAAGTGCAGGACCGCCAGGGCCATGGGATGCTTGACGCCCAGCTTCCACATGGCCTGGTGCGCGGCCTTGTCGGACTGCAGCCAGCCCTGGGACTTATTGCCGCGCGCATCTTGGACAGCATCGTCGGCGGCCGGCAGGGTAATGTTCTTGGCGGTGGTGTTCATGGGTCCTCGATAGCGCGTTGGTTTCCGGCATAATAACATGGGTTGCACCATAAAACTACGTGGGTTACGCATCAAGGTGCGTAGGTTTAACCTTACGCCTGTATGGGTTCACCATCAATGTGCAAGACACTACGCACCAGGATGCGCAGGCGGCGCCAGGCGCCAACCATGCCGGACCTACGCACGCCGGTGCGCAAGACTACGCACCACGGTGCGTAATACTGCGCACGGTGGTGCGTAACCCCGAAACCCATGCAAACCTAGCAACGGTGCGGGTTTCCGCCGTTTTCAACTCATCTTTTGCCCTATTAGATTGTTGCTGCTCATCATCCACCTTACTGCGAGCTGGGAAGAAAAAGAGACTGCCCCGCTTCGCGGCGCACAAGGTACGGGAGGCCAGGGCCTCCCTTGTAGACTCAACCCCAGCAAATCACCCGCCAACACACGGTCCGCCAGACCTTCGCCGGGCTACGGAGTTGGCCGCACGCGGCCAAGCCCTACCGGGCCGGCTCCTACCGGCTCACCCCTGCCGCTGCGCGGCCGGGGCTTCGGGCGCCTGGCGTCCGTTGACGCTGGCCGAAATCCCGCGCCCTCTCGGGACGCGGCGGCCGCTCGATTCCATCCCGCATACGCCTGAAAACCTGGGCCTCCAACCTGGTGGCCTGCCGTTGTCGCTGGCCGAGATATGGGTTAGTTGCATATCGGGGTTCCTGGGTTTTTGATCTTCCGCTTTTCCCGCGTAACCGGGCGTGCCGGTTCCCGTAGGGAATCGGTGCGCAACCCAAGCGGGAGCGCGGGCAGGTGTCCCGTTAGCTTGGTCAAACACCTGGTGGCCTGCAGGTCTGGCGCCGGCCTGGTCATCTGCTCGACCAGCTGGTCGGTCGATCGGACCAGGATCCGGTGTTTGTGTTTGTGTCCTGTTTGTGTGCTTGCGCAGCTGCTGGCGATCGCGGCCGCGCACCTGGTCGGCCAGCTGCTCGAGGTCACGCCCGGGCTGCAGCTGCTGCACCTGGTCGGCGCCCACCTGGTGGCGATCGTCGGCGCCCGGGCTGCACCAGGACGGCCAGCTGCTCGAGGTCGCGCCCGGGCTGCAGCTGCTGCATCTGGTCGGCGCCCACCTGGTGGCGATCGCCGGCCGCCCTGGTCGCATCAGAAGGCCCGCCATGACGCGCACGCCACACGCCACCCCACCGATGCCTCCGCGCCCCGTGCGCGCCGCCTGGGCCGCCCTGGACCGGCCCTGCCCCCCTCGCGGGCCGCCCTGGGGTGCCATGCCTCCGCTCTCGGAGGCCCCTCCCGCCTCCGATGCTCGCCTTTGCCTCCCTCATTTGATGCACCGCCGCCAGACGGCCGAAAACGGCTCAGGCGCGGCTTTCCGGCGTTTTGCCGGGTCTGGATTGTGATGCGCTTTGATGCGCCTGGAGGCCGTTTTCGTGCGTTCCTGGGGCCTTTGCAGAACATGACCAGGAGAAAGGGCGAGCCTGGGCCAGGACCAGACCACAGGCAGCGCACGGTGGGGATTGGGGGATTGAGTCTTTACGCGGCGTAAGTGATTGATTTCAATGGCTTTTAAGAATCCCCACCATCCCCGAAAAAGCCAGGGATGAGGTGGGGATTCCGGGGATGGAAATATGGGTCGGGGGGAAAAGTCGGGGAAAACAGGCTTTCACCTGGGGATGCGCGCGAACTGCCCTTTTTCTCTGTTCTTCTCTCTTTCTTTGTTGTTAAGAGAGAGAGAAATAGGGGGACGGCGCGCCGCGGCCGGCAGGGACTGCAAACAGGCCGATGGGGAAAAAAACAACGTTTCCGGGGATTTCCCGGGGTCGTTTGGGGATGGTGATTTCTAAAGAATCAACAACTTAGGCGAAAAAGTGGCCTCAATCCCCGGGTTTTCTGCGCTGCCTGTGCCTTGCTGGCGGCAAATATGGACGGTGCCGGCGCCCTGACCATCTCGGCCTGGGCCCGAGTGGAGCGGCTGGTCGACCAGGTGTCGATCGCGGCCGCGGTGCCGGAAAAATCATCTTAATATTAACTTGATATTCATATTAAGTTGATGGCATAATGCATGTAACCTGATACGAAGTTAATATTAACCTAGTATGAGGGTGATACTAACCTAGCGAATTCGTACCTTTGGAGATGACAATGAGCGTGCAAGAGATGATGCAGAACCTGCGGACGGCGATCACGGGCTATGAGATGGCGGCCGAGCAGCTGGACGGTGTGATCCTGGGCCAGGGCTTCGTGGTGCGTTGCCAGGGCGTCTACCTGGCCTTCGATATCGACGGCGCCGGCCTGGTGACGAACCCGCGGCCGTCGCGGCCTCAGATGGCGACCCGCTTCACCAGGTCGGACGCGAGCAGGATCGCGGCCACGGTTCGCAATGGTGCCGATGCGGCCGGCGAGGTCGTGCATGTGCGGGATGCGGTGGCCCAGGAGCTGCGCGTCACCCGCGAACTGCTCGAGCAGCTGCAGGAACGTGAGGCGGTCGCCACCGGGCAATATTCGGTTAATATCAACTGAATAGTAAAATACGATTAAGTCAACATTAACTTACTAGGGAACCAATATGACTATCTATGTTGTCGCAAACAAAAAGGGCGGTATCGGCAAATCCACCACGGCCGTGCAGCTGGCCACGGGCCTTTCGCTGGCAGGGCGCCGGGTGTG